GCACCTACTGAATTAAAGTCCCTGCATCGGGAGCTTGAGGGACTTCAGAGAGAGATGAAGTGGCTAACTAAAAGCCAAGATAGATTAGACCGCATGCACAATGGTTCGCACCCTCCAGTGGAGAGCAAGTAATGGAAACGAAAGACCTTGCAACTGTAGCCCCAGGGGGCGTGGCTGTTGCCGCCTCATGGCTGGGCTTAGTTGAAACCAGCTTGTCCATTCTGTTGTTGCTTGCGTCTTTATGCTTCTTGGCGTGGCGTTGGCGGCAAGCCGTAAGAGAGAAGAAGTGAAAATTTTATATCTTGTCGTCTTTATCATAATGAATGACGGATCTTACGACGTTACTGGAATGCCCGTAAACAGTTGCCCGTCAAAAACCATGACGGAAAAACATTACAACTATCATCAAAAATTAGGTGCGTTTAAACGCTGGGCAGCGATTTGCACCACTATTGATTTTAGCGATCCGATTAAGAAGGAAACTTAATAATGATGATTACCGTTAGACGCTTCGCTCATAACGACGAAGCAACCCTTTCTCGCGTGTTCCTTGACGACGAAGAGTTCTGTTCTGGGTTGGAAGACCAGCCACAGGAAGAAAAGGTGATGCACGAAACCCGCATCCCTGCCGGAACCTACGACATCAAGCTGCGCGACGAAGGCGGCATGACGAAGAAATATGCCGAGCGGTATGACTTCCATGAAGGGATGTTGCATGTACAAAATGTTCCGGGGTTTGAGTGGATTTATATCCACACTGGCAACACTGACGACCATACATCTGGCTGTCTTCTTGTGGGGTACACTCGCAATGAAGATACTTTTACTATCGGTAATTCTCGCGCTGCTTATTCAGACTTGTATCAAGCTGTAGTCGAGGCGGCTCGAAATGAAGACTTACAAATCGAATACATTGATGAGGATATGGACGATGGCTGAACAGGTACCAGTGTCTGAAGTCAAAATGACGAACCGCCGTCGTATGGCGTGGCTTAGTCTTGTCGCGGGTCTGGCATTGTCTGTCATTGTTATTTTCTGCGCTATGTTCATCCCTGAAGTTTCAGAGCGCGTAGATAAAACCAGTGCCGTTATCCTTGCGCTTTTGACTTTCTTAGGCGCACCCGTGGCTGTGTATATGGGCGGGGCCGTGGCTATGAATATTAAGGGAAAATAATGGATGCCGTCGCCAACAGTTATCCTCGGAATATTGCTGGTAGTCGCGTTAGCCGCTCTGGCAGCTTCTGGGGCGCTGCTCAAATCAGCGTGGCAGGATGTAGCCGAATTGGAAGCGAAGTACGCCCAGCAGCAAGTGGAAACCCAGAAGGCCATAAAGCAGATAAGCGATCTGAAGCTGGAGCATCAACAGCAAATCCATGCGATGGACAACCAACTGAAGGACCGCAACCGGGAGATGGCGGCATTACGGAAACAAAGCAATGCGATTAGATCAACCTCAACCACATTACAAAAGGCGCTGGAGAAAGAACCTGTCAGGGCTGGTCGTGCTACCACTTATCTTTATCTCCGGGGGATGCGCGACATTTGCAGATCTGGTGGAGGCACCTACCAAGATTGCAAAATTAAATTACCTAAATCCCCCAAGGCCAAGCCCCATCATTCCGCCACAAGTCGAGTTCGGGCCGCTCCCGTATTGGGAGGCAAAGAAGGTGCCAGCCGGTAAACTGATATGCTTGCAGAGCGATCACTATGTCAGCTTGCGTGTATTTAATAAAGAGATCTCGTTCTGGATGAAACAAGCCAATGCTGGATTAGATTACCATGAAAAACAAAACGCCCCATCGCCTACACCAATTCCTAAAAAATAGTTTTGTTCAGCTTTTCTTTGCCTACGTTTTTGCATTTCTCATTGTATATCTGGCCTGGATGAAAACGCAGTTTGGTTAAAAAGTGATCCCCGATAAACTTATTGACTGCCCCTGGTGCGGTCAGGCAACCCGCCTGGAACGGGTGCAGTCCCACTATGTCTGCACCTCATGCAAGCAGCCCTGTCTTGATTGTTGCGACGGCGAACAAGAGTATGCATCCGACGCTGAAGCAAAAGGCATTGGGTGCAAATAAATATTCTTGCTTGCAGCGGATCTTACAATAGCCCAGGCAGTGTCGATTGTTTCTGGCAAAAACTTGTCAGGGTTTGTAATAACCCGCCTTGCGTTTCGCAGTTCACGCTGGATAGGTTGACGATAATTCATGTCCCTGCCCCCAACACGCCTTCAAGACGCTTCAACGCATCAGCAACTCTTGGTCCCGCTTCTCTCGTTTCTTCACTAGCCTGATCTTTTTCATAGACCTCCCGGTACTTCCGCGACTCCTGGATAAATACTCCTGCGGAGTCGCGCACCTCCCTTAGTCTGGCAAGTTCCTCACGTTCATCTGTAACAACAGATATTGATCGGCTTGCGCCAGGGATCTTGGTAAGGTGACCACGATCCACAATGGCATCTACAATCTTACAAGCGGAGTTGCGGGACTTCATCTTCAAGGCATCCGCAATCTCCTGGGAAGTTGGACTAACCCCCTTCTCTTTTATAAAAATGCGAATGAAGTTGTAGGCTTCAAGCTGGCGCGGAGTTAATGCGTGTTTCATTTGCACCCTCCATTTCTGCGATAGCTTGGTCAACGATGGCGAGTGCTTTCTGACCATCCTCAATAGACTGTCGTAGTTCGCTACGCACTACATATAGGTCTGGGTTATCCACAACACTGTCTATCGTATGCATTATGCCAACCCCCCTTGATCTGTGACATAAACGTAAACGCCAACAGTTCGGGCATGACCCGCTGCATGGGTAGTTTGCGTGTGTCCAACCTTGCGCCAATGCTTGCCCCGGAACACGGCTCCCAACACATTGGGATTGATGCCTGATGGCGGGTCACCCAAGTACCGGCGAACATCATTGATACTCACCTCGCCCCTGGTTTGCGCTATGTATTCTGCGGTTGATCGTGCTTTGGCGAGATACTCAGGATTATTGGAAGAGACTAAATCAAGTCCTGCTTCCTTTTTAGCGCGGCCTGCACTATACTCAAAGAGATCCATCATATCGCCCCTATCAAAGCGGCTGCGACGATGACGGAAAAGCCGACGGAAATCATCCAGGCGGCGACTAAAAATCCCCCCCCGAAAACACTAAGGCTAGAGGTTAATACTTTCTTAACATCATATATATTATGCAATTTAGGTAAGTACATAGTGAGTCTCTCCTTCACGTTTTAAATATTTATCGTCTGTAATGATCTAAATTGGGCAAACCGCGCACATACAATATATCGTCTCTGGCGAAATTCTCCAAATCGCGGTTCGCCATATAAACAACGCCCCGCGCTTCCAGGATCTTTTGTATGTTTGTGCGCTTTGCACGGGCGATTTCATAGAATGTTTCAGCCACGTCTTTAAAGACAATCGATGCATATTGAATATGGTCTGGGTGCAGAAGCTGAAACTGTAGACGCGCTTCTCTATCGCCAAGCGTATTGAGGACACGCCAGAAATCCTTTCGAGATTTTGGATGCCCCTCGTTATACTCGTCGAGTTTCTTTTTGTATCGTGTAACCATGTTCTCTCCAATTTTCGTAATGCCATGTAATCGTATTACCTGTCTACTCTCGCGGTGAGAGTAAAATCACTCCTTTTCACTCTCGTCGTGAGAGTCGGTTTTCGGGTAAAAATTCCAATCGGTAATTGGGTTGGTTGGTGGGGTCGGTTTTTCGTTAAACAGGTTGAGCCAATACCCCACGCTGAATTTTTCTTCAATTATCCGCGCACGGCGTACAATGTAGTAACTCATACACGCCACGATAAACATATAGAACACGGGGCTATCGAAAAACGCCTCTGTCCTCTTTTTGTTTAATTCAACCAGTGGCTGTAATGGCTTCCAGCAATTGTCGATGCAGCCAATCTCACGCAAAGCCTTGCAGACCTTGTAAGTTGTAGCCTCTGGGATATCAAAAAGATGTTTTACCTGCGCCGCTGACGGCGCGGCTTCGTTGTGTGCCGCCGCCAATATGTAGTTCGCGATTTGACGTGTCGCTTTATGCTTTCCGCAGAGATCATCGTAAGGCTTATACTCAAGGTCGCCCGTATAATTTTTGCGATGCTGCGCTAGAAAACAAACGAACTCAGCAAACCGGCGAGGCACCAATTTTTCAATTTCTGACCGCGCCAACTGAGGCATTGTAGCCGTAAATCCATCACCAAAATTTTCAAAATCACTCATTTTTCTCTCCTTTTTACTCTCGCCGTGAGAGTAAATTCACTCTCTCCGCGAGAATTTGCCTGTGGATAACTCGACCAAAAACGTAGTTTTTTAGACGAATTTTCTAGATGCGTAGTTGTCATTCACCTCTTTCCATGCGGTCG